GTTATCGTTGTATGGTATTACCTCTACAAACGCCTGTTTATATCCCATGTTGTAGAATGTTTTGAGTTGATCTAATGTTTCAACTAAGTAAAATGCCATAACCTTTATTTATATTATTAGAATATAAAATGGCTCCTTAACGGAGCCAAATTTATTTTTATAAGAATTGATAGTTTTATTTTTCTACAGATACTAAGAAGTTTTTTTCTAAACTTTTACGTACTCGTTTTATTGGCGGATCTTCAGCATCATCTATATCATATGTTATGAAATAATTATCACCCGTTATTCTTACAATATTTCCAAATAATCCATTATATTTACCCAAAACATAATCTCCCTTCTCAATAGTAGTTTCAGGTGTTATTAAAGTAAATACTTTCTTTTTTAAAACATCCTGTGCGACTTGCATATAATCAGATGGATTTTCTATATATTCTTTTTCTTTTTTAATTACTTTGCTAATTTCTTCTCTGATTATTTGTCTTAGTTCTTGTTTTTGCATTGTTTTATATTTGATGGTTTGGTATAAATATACGAAAGAAAAAGAAGAATATCATGTTTTAGATTTTATCCCAACTTTTAACTCCCCACTCTTCTTCGGATTGATATCCTTCACTGTAGTTTTCTAATGAATTGTACATTGATATACGTCCTTCTCCATCAGGGTAAACATATACTTGTTTACGTGATTGAAGTTCATTTAAATAATCTTCAACTTCTTCGGAATATTCTTCATCATCAAGTATATCATCTATTCCTTCACCGTAAGCATCTAAGCATATAGTGTTTAAAATATTTTGTACTTTTTCGTCTTGTAATCCTCCTTCAGGAAAATTAATTACTTTATACAGTTCGTTATATGGATTGCTCCTATATATTTCTGTAGATGTGGTTTCATTTTTAGTAATCATATTATTTTATTTTTATTTGTGTAAATGTACGATTACTTATTTGGGTAGCCAAATTTTTATGCAAGGTATTTTAAATAATCGTTTTTAAGGTAATCGTTAAAACGAGGCAATTTAAGTTGTTTCATGGTTAATTCAACTACGTTTTTATTAACACTAGTTACATCTCCTAGTAGACCTGATATAACCCATGGGATATTAAATGGAGTGTATAATTGCCATAGTATTTGAGGATCTTTAAATGCGAGTAGACTATATTGTTTTGGATTTATTTCTATATATTGTATTTCATTTGTTTTCTTGCAAAAGAAACGTCTGAATTCTCCTACTTGGTAGTCTTGGACGGTTGGGTAATTTGGGGCATATGTTGGGAGGAGGGTAGTTTGTGAAGAATCAATATTTTTAATACCAATGTAATCAAGAATATTAGGATCACCTCCTTCAATATTATCACCATCAAAAACCTCTGCTCCTCCATTTATAGCTATGTAGTTTAAAATAGGATCACTAGCGGCATTTGGATATTTATTATAATCTAAAGAAGGTTTAATATATATTTCAACGTTAGGTAAATCTTGAGGATTTCTACCGGTAAAATATTTACCATCAGATGTTTTATAATAGTAACCAGTATATACACTTAATGGGTCTTTTACATTATATACAAGTTCATTACCGTTGGTATATAAATTTGATTTTATTTGTGATAGTGGATAATATGGCATTTTATATAAATATTTAAATTTGATATTCCCAATGCCAAGATTCTGAAGCTATTCTTTTGAATCCATATTTAGCTCCATTCCCTGCCGCTAACCAGTTATATAATTTATCTCCAGGTTTTATTCTACTTAATCCAGAAGTTGCAAAATCAACTGCTAATCCAAAACCGTGATTTGATCTACCAGGTGTTGCTGCTTGACGACCAAACTGTGCTTTAACTCTTACTTGATCGTCATATGTTCTGTAACCCGAATTTATTTTTACTGTTATACCTGCTTGTTCTGCCGCCACGATGAGTTGGTCTAGGGCCAATGATGCTTTAGTATATAATCTTATACGTCCTCCATCACTGGATATTGCTCCTTTATATTTAGCTTGGTTATTAATAGGTCTTAATGCTCCTTCCATCTGGCCATTTTTGTATGTTTTACCTTCTATAGTTCTAGATGTGCCTCCCCCACCAGTTGAAAAACCAGTGGCTCGAGGTGTTTCAGCAGCACCTGCTGCTCTTTCTGTTATTGATGATTGGCCACTTACTTTAGCACCAACATTAAACTTATCTTTTGTTCCAAAAGGATTTTTAGGTGTAGCTAATGATTCAAGTATTGTAATCCATTGATTATCTTTTATTTCATGGGTTATACCTTTGATAAGAAATTCTAAAGATTGAGGATAGTTTGAAGGAAGAAATTCTGTGTCAGCTACAAATTTTTGATATATTTTCATTCCAGACAATCCATCTATAGTTAAAGTAAGGTCAAATGGTAAAAATCCTATATTAGGAGATGAAGATAATTGTCCTTCAAGAGATGTTCTTTTCTTTAATGTTTCTTCTGCTTGATTATATTCAGCAAAGGATTGTATTGAATTTGAAAATGCAGTAACATTCCCTTGATTCCAGGTATTTGTAGCCATCTCTTGTATAAATTTATTAAATGAAGATATTACATCTTTATATTTTTCATTAAGTGTTGGTGGTTGGGATCCACTCGGTGCTTGAGAATCAGAAACTGATGGAGGAGAAGGATAAGCATTTGGATTATTAGGTTCAATCCATTCTTCTTTAACTCTATCTATTAATCCATAGTTCATTACTGATAAGGCTGTTGAATCTTGTCCTGTTACATAACCATTAGATTGAGCTCCTATAGTAAGCATAGTTGCTAAGTTTGGAGATATAGTGGTTGTTAAACTTAAATCTCTTACTATACCTGCTTCAGATATATTAGAATTAGGTGTAGCATAATACCCAAACATATCAAATCTCGCTGTAACATTAGACTGATTTGAACCGGATAATTTTGATACAATAGCACTAAAGTCTGGAAGTTTGACATCGTCTATAAACTTAATAATATTTGTTTCATAGTCAACTGTTGGTTCTATTTTGTTGTAATTTCCTGTTGATTCAATAAAAGTTCTTGTTAGTATTTTTAATAGATCAATTAAAGCTAACACACCAGTATCAGCATTTTTTGATATATTCATTTGATCTAAAATATGACTCATACTAAAATATGAATTCATTATTTTACCATAAAATGATGAATATGTATCACCTGATCCCTCTAAAAGGAAATCATTAAGTTCAGGAAATAAAGTTATATCTGTTCCATCACTAGGTGTAAATTTTCTTTTAAAAATACAAGCGTTAGGATTAGCACTTAATTGTCTACTATATAATAATATAATATTACTGTTTATATCATAATCAAATTTTATTATTTTTGAAGGATTTGTTTTATCACTATTTTTTAGTTGATATATAATATTTTTTTCAAGTTCCTGTAAAAAGTAACCAAGCCTTACATAATATTGATCAGTAGTAGCATCATTGTTTTTAAATGAAATTTTTACAGCATCAACACTGGTTCCTGTTGGATTAAAAGAAGGATTAGAATCTAACTTAATCCTCATATTATAGAATAATGCTCCCACATCATGGGTATAAGCATATTCACTTATTATTTCTGAAGAAGTAACTTCAGTTGGTTGAGTAGCAGATTGTGTTGTGTCAGCTGGTGGGGTTGTATCTGTAGAAGGTTGAGTTGTTGTAGGTGGTATAGGATTTTTAAGAGGAGCAACGGCATATGTTCCTGTTCCTGTATTAATTGTGTTATCTTTTGGAAGAGGAGAATTTAATGAATTAAGTAATTGTGATTGAGATTGAGTATTAGTTGGAGGGGTTGGAGATAAGTTTTTTCTTTTATTATATATTATATTAATTACTTTTGCCCATGGTGCATCAACTGTATTATAACCAGCTTGTACTAAAGCTTTGGTAGTTTGTTCAATATTTCCAGGAACATAATATTGTTGCCATTTTTTTAGATGATGTTTTACAGCTGATTCTAAACTATCATATTTAGCAAATATATATCTTGCTGATACATTTACGTCAATTCTTCCAACTATTCCATTTGTGCCAATTTGTGAGGGAAGAATAGTTTGTCCAAAAATATTATTTCCATTCTTGTAATAAGAAGATGATAACCATCCTGATTCATTCATTGCTATAGCAGCTGTTATTTTAGGATCAGAAGATCCAGCGGCTGCAGCTAGTCTTTCTATTTTTTGCCAAGCTGCAATACGATCTGGGATGTCATTGATTGGGTTTGTAATAGCTCCTCCATTTTGAAAAGCTAGAGATAAAAGTTGTTGTTCAGATAAATTTACCTCTATATAACCAGATAAAGCATTCATTTTAAGAGATTCAATAACATCTCCTACTGATCTTACAGTTACTGTTATATCATAACTTAAATCTTTATTAAGTGTCCATCTAAAGTTTACTATTTTACCTAACGACGCATCATAGTTACCGTAAGATTCTAATCTCTTTTTTTGTATATCATCTAATATACTATTCCATTTAAGTTTTCCTCCTAAAAATTTATCTGCTAAACTATGTGTATTTTCTTCTTCAAATCTTTCATTATTATCATAATACATTGTATTTCCCCACTCTATTAAAACTGAGTATCCTAGACTTAAATATAATGTGTTTATAATATCGAATTGATGTCTGTTGTAACATTTTATACCTATGGTTGCTGTCCTAAGTGAACCTCTATTTTCAGATTTAATAGAAAATGATGTTATACCAGGCATTGGTCTGAGGCCTAAATCTAAACCTCCTAAACCATAAGCTGCATGATTTCGTATTGATTTATTTCTTGCTATACCTCTGCTAAGTCCATCTTTATTTTCTCCTTGATAATATATTCCTCCAAATAAAACATATTCTTGTGCTAATTGTTCTCTAGGAAGTAATATAGAATCCATTTCTTTATTAGAAACTTTTCTACGATCCTTTAAATTTATATCAACAGATGAAACCATTTTAACCCATCCTGTATTGGAGTTTTGCCAAACAAGGTTTTGATTATTTCTATTTTTGGCTCCTTTTTTTTTCTGTCTAACTTCAATTTGTTTAACTATCTCTCTTGGGAAATTTTCTCCAACTATATTCATAACTTTATTGATTTATTAGGTTAAATGCACTTACTACATTTTGGGGATTGTTTGGTATTCTGATTTGTAAACCTTCAGGTATAACCAATGAGTTTTGAGGCAAATCAGAAGGTAATGATGTTCCAGCTATAGCTGTATTGGCAATTGATATAACCCACCATAATGAAGAATCATTGTAATACTGTCTAGCTAAAATATCAAATCTATCTCCTTGTGTTGTGTACACATAAATATCGTCAGCACTTACAGGAACCTCAGGATAACGAGAAGTTACATAAGCTTGTCTTGTATTAAGTATAGTTTGTGGTATGTTTTGATAACGGTTCATTTATAGTCTTTTATTATATTTTGCTGCTTGTAATAATTTTAATTCATTTTCTATTTCAAATGGATCGTTATAATTAGTATTACCATTTCCATCATTTAATGATATATAACGTGATGAACCGTTGCCATCTCCTAAAGGTTGAACAGAAGGTATAAAGTCTTGTATTGGAGTAAAACTAAAGTTTGAAACTCGTATAATATGAGGTAATTCTTTAACAGAACTATCATATCCTCCATTATCATCTATACCTATTTCCCAAGGTGATTCTTCAGGAATATCATATGTTAAAGAATTTATTATTCCAACTTGTTCATATAAGTATCCACCAACAGTTAATTGCACTAAATTTCCAGCCATGTAGCCTTTTGAAGTATAATATGGTGTTAAACTAGATGCTAAATAATTTAATTTCTTATACATCGGTATAAGTTCTTGTTTAGATTGAGCAGCTACTGTCCATCCCATACTAATAGTACGAGTGTAATTACTATATGTATAGAAATTTTCACCACGACCTAAATATGTTACAGGATTCCACGTTGCATTATATGAATCAGAAAAATTGTCAATGAATGCTCTAAAGTGTATGAAGGTTTTAGTAGTTGGATCATCATTATCTATAACAGCTATTCTAAATTTAACTAAGTCGTTTACTGGGACTGCACGTTGTGTCCTTACACCAGTATCAGGATATATTGGGAGGGCGTTTATTTTATCTACTGGACCTATACCAGATCCGCTTGTGTATGAAACTAAATTTTTGCCTGTTTTATAACCTGGTCCATCACCGTTTTTACCACCTATATTAACACGGGTTTCAATATTTTTATCAACATAATTTGGGGAAATTGGTGTTGCTCCAGATTCTTTTGCTTTTGCTTTTTGTGTTTCTTTTAGAGTTTGTTCTCGTAAATATTTTCTAAAGTCATTTATTGAAGGAGAACCAATTGAATTTTTTCCAACCCCACCAGATAAATATCCTCCAAATTTTCCTACTTTTTGTATTGAATCTTGAGTAAAGGTAAATGTATTTTGAGGATATTGTTGAGCAAATACAACATCAGATTGAGGTGTTTGATTTTGTAATAACGGGGTTGATTTAGATCCTAAACTAACAACATATTGTGTAGGAGAGGTATATGATGTTGAAGATATATAAACGTTATTTCTAATATTGTTAGAGTATGATTGTAGAGAAATAAAATTACTTCCAGATAGTTGTTTAGGTAGTACTTCTGATATAGCTTGAGAAAACCCAGCCGCTAAAAATAAAGAATTTGATGAAAGTGGTACATTTCCTAATTTATTTTTTACAGGTGGAGTCCAAGTATTTGGACCATAAAACCAATTATCACCATTATTTACATTTTTATAATTTCTAAATCCGGTTTGTTGCCCATCAGCATATCTGATATTAGTGTTACCAAGACCTAGTATTGAATCAGGACCACCAGTATAGGAAAGAACATTTATATTTCCTTTATTAAGTGTTACTCCATTTCCAAATGGTTTAGGTTTAAAATCTATTTGTTGTGCTTGATATAAGTTAACTAAACGGTTTTCTGCAGATGGTTGACTGCTTTTTATTTTAACTCCATATAAATTAGAATTATTAGAATAAGCACCAGTACCAGCAAATGGATTTAAACCTTGTTTATTTACATGTCCTCCAAATGCTACTAACCCAGCTTCAGTTAATGTAGATAAAGGAGTATAAATTCCTTCATTTAATATTCCACTGGTTTGTGTTCGTACAGCTGTGCGAGATAATAAATTTTGTTTTGCTATAAATAATACTCCGTTAGGTGATTTAGTATCAGCAAACATTTTACCTAAACGTAAAACATCTGTAGCTGAATTTCTAGCAGCCAATGCTCCTCCCCTTAAGATAAAGTCATTGTTAGATAATTGAAGGTTATTAAATCCTTCAGGTATTGAGGCTTTTATATATGGTTGTCCACTATATCCTCCACCTAACTGATCTTTCCCATAACGTAAAGACTTAAGATTGGTTGTGAGATTGACTAAACCCACTATTGAGGAAGATTATTTAAGTATTGTGATGGAGTTATACCGTTTAAATCTAATTGTGATGGTTGAGGTAAAGCATTATTATACCCATCATTGTAAGCAACATAAGCCGCGTTTACAGCTTGAGCATTAGCTCCATTTATTGAATATGATGGTAAATTTCCATCAGCATGTAACTTAGATTGTTGAGTTGCTCCCGGATTAATAGATGGTGTTGCACCGTTGTTTATACTTAATGGTGTTCCGTTAGTTGTTAACATGTTTAATAGTCCCATAGTTTTTGTTTTTATTGTTTGTTATAAATATGTGAATTAAGCGGTTTTGTATCCTCCTACATTCATTCCTGTACCCATTTTTGTACCGTTTAATACAATTGTACCTTCTTTATTGTAAATACTAGCAAGTAAAGTGTTTTGTTTGTCTAGATGTTGGTTTTGTTGTGTTAATAATGCTACCATTTCATCTGTTCTACCTAAAGCTGTTCCACCCATACCTACTACAGTATCTTCTGGTAGAGTTTTAATGACAAAATCTTTAGCTGGTAGTACTGTGTCTTCATAATATTCTGCTGTTAATTGAGCTTTAGCACGTTCTAAATTTTCCTCACGAGATGAAAGAAGGGTGTTTATTGGTTGAACTACTGCATTTACTTTCATCTGGGTTATTAGTTCCTCAGCTAATTTTTTTTGTAATCCTTCATCATATGCTGCTTTTTCATTAGCCGATAATCCCTCAGCATATTTTTCAGACTCTTTTGCTCCTTTTCTTTCTTTAGCTATTTCTTTTCCGGTACCGGTAATTGCTCCTGTAATACCTACTGAAAATTTGTCAGCTAAACTATCAAGTATATCAGCAAGTTTATCTAAAGCCCCACCATCAACAAAACGTGTAAATGTTTCTTTAGCCTTTTCTAAGGCATCATTAAATTTTTGTTGTGCATCTTGAGCTTCCATTCTAGAGGCTTGCTCATCTCCTAATATTTCTACAAGATCTTTACCTTGTTCTTTAGCAAATTTATAGTAATCTTCGGCTGTACCTTTTTTGTCTATTAGTCTTTTCTTTTCATCATTTGATAATATTTTGCTATTTTTAATTGCTTCTTCATCTAAAGCATTAAAATCTTGTTTAAATTTCTCAACAACTCTTTGTTGTGTAACCATATCAGCTAATTCATCAACCCCAATGCCTATAGCCTTTGCTGATGCTTGCATTGCTATTCTGTTTTTTTCAAAATCAGGACCAGATTCTCTAACTAATCTATTTACTTCTTCTGTTAATGTAACTTGGTCATTCATTAAGGCTGCTGCTCTAGCTTTTTCAAGTTCTAGGTCTCGGCCAAGAATTAATTCAGCTTCTAACTCAGATGAGATAGATTCTTCAAAGTTAAGTAGATTATCAGATATTCCTTTTAAATCATCTAATTTAATTCCTAATTTTTGAGCATTTAGTGTAGATTGAATCAATGCATCTGTGCCTCCTTTTATAGATAATTTAGTAGAATTACTTGTTGTTAGTATGTCTTTATATACTTTTCTAATATTAATTGCTTCTTTAGTATTTATTTTATATAAAGCCGCTTGTCCTAAAATACTATTTTTAGTTTCATCAAGTGTTTCATTATTAATAGCATTTAAATTAACTAAACCTTTTTGTTCTTGTTCGTTTAAGTTATAAAATTTCTTTATATTAGTAAACTGGACTGCAAATTTTTCATTTTGTTCTGTAGATAAATCTATAGCTAAACCAAGAGCAGCATTAAATGATTCTTGAGCTTCAACTAAATCTTTTTGTAAAATTGAGTTTCCTTTTTGGATTTTATATAGGTCTTCAGCATTTGTTGATATTTCATAAAATCTGTCTCTAATTTCAGACGCGCTATCTCTAGACACACCTAAATTTCTTTGGAAATCAGCTATTTGTTTACTAGCGGCAAACATAGCATCTTTAAAGAATTTGGCAACAGCTTGGATAGCTTCAACGGCTATAATTATTAAACCAAAGGGACCTAGTGCTGATTCTAAGGCTACACCTAAACCTTGTGCTCCTGCCCCTAATATTGCAAACATACTTCCACCCTCAGCAGCTACAGCCTTCATTGCTGCTTCAGCACCTGAAACATCTAATAAATCTCCAAGCACTGGTATTTTTTTAAATGCTTTAAGTATTCTTCCTCCTAATCCTAATTTATTTTCTATATCTTTAGCGGATTCAGCCTGTTTTTCTAGATCCTTTGTTATATCTTCTAAGTTTGTTTTTTCTAATTTTAATTCTTCATTTATTTTTTCTAATCCTTTAATTTTATCATTTATACTTTCTTTTTCATCCTCATTCGCTACTGAAAGCTCGCCTTTTTGTCTTTCTATTTCAGAATTTATATCTCTTTGCCTTAATAAAATGTTTAAACTTTGAGTATTAGCTTTAAGTAAATCATCATTAACTTGTTTGGAGCTAAGTTCTCCAGTTAATAAATCTTTTTGGTTTCTAGTTGATTTTTCAATTAATTTGTTTTGGTCTTTATATATATTTACAAGTCTTTGAGATAAATCTTTATTACCTTTAGTATATTTTAAATTATTATTTAAGGTTTCACCTAATACTTTAGTTTGATCTTTTAGTTTACTATATGTATCTAATTGTTCTTCTAAAGAATCAGATATACTATCTAAAGATCTACCATACTCATCAATATTTTCAATTAATTCTCTAAAGGCTTTATTAGTGATATCTTTAACTACTTTACCCGTCTTTATTAGTCTATCTTTTAAAAGTTTTTCTGATCTCGATAGATCTTTTTCTAAATCGTCTGCCATAATATATTATATGTGATAAATATGAGAAGACATCACTTTTTACGTGATGCCTTCGTTACATAACCTGGTGGTTTTATTTTTTTGTTTTTAGATGCTTCTGATTTAGTTCCACTATTTGTCCAACTATCATCTACATCTTTAGGTTTGGATTTTTCATACCATTCTTTAACTTTATTAAATGTAAAATTACGTAACCATATAGGCATGTTGTAAATTGTATTGTAATCATATCCACCATTTCCATGAAACGTTATTTCATGGATTTGGGTGAATATATTCATTCTATATTGTGATGCTGTATTAGAGGTCAGGCCAAAAAAAGCTAAGACTGATTGGAATTTCTATGCTCTCCTCAACATCATTTATTTTTACATTAGTAGATAAATTAACATCTGGAGCCATATCTTTGATGTATTTACGTAATGCTCTTGAGTCTTGTGCTAACATTTGTTCTACAAATGCACGTATGTTATTTTTGTCGTTGTCTCCTTCTACTGATACAATCTGATGTTTTAAACGAATTGTTACTTCTGATGATGAGTCTTTATTTAATTTTTTCATACTCTCATTTTCCTGGTCAATAGTATTATTGTCCTTATCATTTAAGAGTTTAAATTCTACTTTAATGCCAGTTGCTGGTAACGTAAACGCAAATGTACCTTTGTGAGTTGCCTTAGTTTCGTCAAATGGTTTATTTTCTAGCTTAGTTAAATCCACAGTATACTCAGTACCATCATAAGAAAACGTATAGTCTTTACCATAACCCAAGATGCGTGAAGATATAAGTAACGCGTTTTTATCGCCCGTTATTAATTCTTTAATGTCAAATTTACCCATGGTTAGTGATTCTAGAAGTTTATCTAACACAATACCTTTTTTAATGTAATTTTGGTTTGTTAAAATGTCTTCTTCTTTAGCGGTCATGTATTTCATTTCTACTTTACCACTACGTAAAGGATGATCTGGTGGGTATACTACGCCTTTTGAGGGTAATTCTACTGTTTCTGTTGGGAACTTGTTTTCTTCCATAAATTGTATTTTAATGTAACGTTATTGTTGTATATAAATATATGAAGGAAAGGGAAATACCCACATTTCTGTGGGTATTCTTTATAGGTTGATGTAATCTTTATACTAATCCTGCTTTATCATATATGTCAGGATCTGTTATACTAATCCAATTAGCTTTAATATATTCTTTTTCACTCATATCAGCTATATAATCATTAAGAAAATCTGAATAGTTTTCTTTATAGACTTTTTCATCTTCAAGGAAGGTTGATTTAAAATCCTCTAATATATCTTTATCTTCGTATGATTCAATTATATCTAACACTTCATCATATGAATGATACTCTGGTGATTCTTGGAATGAAAGATTTAAATCAATGAAATCATCGTCATCATATCCATCAATCATTGGGTCTGAAAAGTTTTCATCATCGTAATCAATTTCATCATTTTCATTTAATTTTATACCAGCTAGTTTTTGCATTTTGCGAAATGCTTCGTTTAATGCTGGTCCTGGTTGCATTGGTCCGGCATCACCAAAACCACCTGTTGCAAAACCTTTTTTCATTTGAGTTGCGTTTCCTTGTAAGCTAGGTAAACTCTTTTTTACAAAAGATATAATTTTTGATGCTTGTTCTATAGGTACTTTAGCAGTTCCACCTTGTGAATTACGATCAAATTTTATTCCAGCTTCTTCTGCGTTTGCAACAAGTTGTTTTTCTACTTCAGGATTTGTATCACTAAAAAAAGTAAGAAATATAGTTTTTGAATTTTTATCATGAGACATTGCTATTGCTCCTTTCTTACCTGTATTTTTATTTGAAGCTGTTCCCCAGTTTAAGCTTTGAAATGGTAATCCTGTATCAAAACTTTTACTTGAGATTAACATTGGTTTTGTAGATGAAAGATTTGATTTTATATCTTCCCAAGCTTTATCTGTGTTTGTAGATGAAGTCATTTCTATTTGAGCTGCATTTTTGATATTTTGTTTTTGAGCATTAGTAAGGTTTGGAGAACTTAATAAGCTTGCTAATATAGCTACAGTCATTAATCCTTTTCTTGCATAGCTTTTAACTTTTTCTAACATGTCATCAAATATTCCCTCATTTATAGAACTTAGTATGTCATCAACTATTTTTTGTTCATCTGGAGTTAGTGCTTCTTTTTCGTTAATTATTTTACTAATTTCTTCTCTAATTAGTTGTCTTAATTCGTGTTGTTTCATTGTTTATTTATTTATTTATTTTATATATAAAATTATACTGTCATTGGAGATAACTCTCCTGGTCTTACTTGACTAGGTGCTAATGTATCTTTTTTAGTAAGTCGTACAAAATTAACCATTTTATTATTAGTATCTAATAATATTATTCCATCACCCATTTCCATTGGTTTTGGAGCTATTTTTAAAAAAGATGTATAGTTTTCATCTTTTGGTTCTGTCTTTAAAAATATTTGATATTCTGGTTTGTCTGAATACATGTACACTAACCTGTATTTATATTCTGCAGGCATTGGGATTGCTTCCCATTTTTCTGGTTTTAGTTCTCTAAGTTCTTCTCTAATTAATTGTCTTAGTTCTGATATATTCATGGTTTATTTTATATAAGATTAATATTTTGCTATATTTTTAGCTAAACCTATTACTTCTGCTGTTTTAAAAGCAGATAACCCACCTTCAAGTCCTTTAAGTATTGTTGAGGCAGCATTTACTGCTTCTACACCAGATGATATGGCTGCTCCTGTTAATACAGCGGCATATATACCATGGGCTTTATCGTAAAGATCTGATTTTTCATCGTGTGGATCTTGTCCTTTAAATTTTTTAGGAAAAGCTAATTGTAACCATCCTGCTATTGATTCAATATATTTATGTTCTAATTTACGACCATATTTTTGTAAAGCATCACCTAATGTTGTATGATCTACATTATCTAATGAAAAGAAATCAACTACTCCAGTAACTGCTTTTCCAAGAAGATTTAATAATCCTGGTGCTCCTACTACAAGTGATCCTAATGTTAATAGGAGTTCATTTAATTCACCATCTTTAGGAGATGGTTTAACGTTTTGTTTAGCAGAGTCTATTGTTTTAAGTAATTTTTCTAATCCTGCTTCTACATTTTTCTCTACTTTAGCTTCATCATTAGACGATTGTTGTTCAACTTCAGTAATAATACCTGCTAATTTTTGCATACGTTGAAATTCTTCGTTTAATATTTGTTTTGCCATTTTTGTGTTTTATTATAAATATATTAAAGGGAATATAAATACCCACATCTCTGTGGGTATTTTTTATATGTTGATTTGATTTATTATATAAAATATAATTTTAGAAGTTTAATATACAATAATCTGGTTGGACAGTCATTGTAAGGTTTTGAGCGGCTGATTCATTATCCCAGCTATACTCACCAAAGTTAGCTTCAGTAATAATACATCCTTTTAATACCCACTCACTTACAATATCACCAACAGGTCCTAAGATATCAAGTGTTAAATCTTTTTTGTAAAAGTCAGAATAACCATCTCTACCTGTTACAGATTCATGATGTAAACGTACCCATTCCATTACTGCTTGAGCACCAGAAGGAGTGATAGGATCAAATAATGTAAAGTTTATTGTACCCCATTTTGATTTTCCTTTTACAAAACGTTGTACGTTTATGTGGTTAAGAACTACTGTGTCTTGGGTTAAAGTTACTGCGCTCACTCCTTTAAGAATATATGAAGGTATACCATCGATATACATTATAAAGCGGTTTTGCTGTTTCGGTTCAAATGCCGTGAAGAATATTTCGTTTGGATCTAATACTGCCATTTTATTATGTTTTGTTATACATATGTGGAAAAAAAGTAAGGTACCCAAAGGTACCTTATCTTATTTTAAGTTGTTTTTATTACGCTGGGAATGTAGCTCCTGTAGGTAATATATTGAAATCTAAGTATATGAATTCAGCTGTTTTAGTTGGTTGAATATATATTTGACCTACTAATTGGTTTCTATCGATTACATCTGGTGTGTTATTCGAATCATCCATTATTACTCTAAATGCGTATAAACCTTGTCTTTGTTGTACTGATGCTAAGTATGGATTTACTTGGCTTAAGAATTGGTTTCTTGTTGCAATTGAGTTTTGTTCAAACACCAAATTTTGAGCAACTTGAGAAATGTATGATTTAAGAGCAATCAATAAACGACGAACATTTACACGATCAAGAGCTGATGCTTTTGTTTGTAATGTCTTTTGACCATATACTACTACACCTTGTCCAGGGAAAGTAGCGATTGGATTAACTCTACCAGTGTATAATGAATCTCTATCATTTTGAGTTAATTTCCACTCAGCGCGTATTACATTAGTTAATCCACCTCTGTTTATACCAGCTGGTGCAAACCAAGGTTCAGACACATTATCGTTGTAAGCATAAACTCCACCTACCATTGTTGAAGCTGGTACCCAAACATTTTTACCTGTATCTGGGTCAATTGTTTGAGTCCAAGGCCAATATGACGCAGCATATGATGTATTTCTTGCAGCAGCAGCGGCAGTTACAGTTGATATTGCTGTTGTTCCATAAGGTACTAAATCTACAACATATATACTATCACCTCTATTTTGAGTATTGTTTATAGCAGTAGTTATTTGAGATGTTCCTAAATTAGCTTCACTAGATATCAAACCAGGAGTTAATAATATATTGAATATATAATCATCTTGATTAGCTAATAAATTAATCATATTATTGTAATTACTAGCATTAATACCTTGAATATTAGACGCACCCGTTGTGATAGCATTATAATAATTAGCACCCCCACCATAAAATAAATTACCTGTAGCTGTATCAAATGTACCACTATTATTTGTAGGGATTGAAGATGTATATGCTGAAACTGGAACTCCGTTATTGTTAAAGAAGTTTGGTGTAGGTGTAAGTACTGATTTTACTCTTATATAAGCACTTCTGTTTGGATATGTTCCATTTACTTCAATTTGGTTAGTAACTGAATTATAATTTGTAACATAATCACCTATAACTGCTGTTACATAGTTAGGAGCAAAAGGATCAAGTGATAAATTAGTCCATGTTTCTAACACAATAGGTTGAAGATTATTATCATCGCCTCGACGAACTAGCAAATCAAATGTTCCTGAACCGGTATTAGAGTTTACAATTTGCCATCTTACATTATCTGCTGAACCACTAACTAAAGCTCCTGATGTTTCAGTTCCTGTATTGTTCATGATTGTTCCTTCAGATAAGGTCTCTAATGTCAATGCAGTTGATGGAGAACTTGTAGTAGCTCCATCAAGTGTAATTGCTAATGCACCAGAAACCCCAAAATTACTAGATAAGTTAATTGTAGTACCATTTATAGAAGTATCACCGGCTGAACCTGATAATATTAATGTATTCCCACTAAAACTTGCGCT